CTTGAATATACAAAACGTATTCATTACTTGCAATACAATACGTATACTTATTTTTGCTGCGACAGATAACATTTTGTATTTTATGAAGGTTTATTTTTCCATTAGCAGTTTGAGCCAACGAAAATTGTTAGGGCGAATAGGCGCGCGTGGAATTGAAATGCGTAAAAAGTGTGTCACGGAAAGGAGATCAGCCGGTCATGGCGCCGGCTGGAGGTTAGATAAGGCGAAGCTTGGTTTCTACGGCTACACCGATAATGCGGCAGTTTCCATTAACTGGGACTAGTGGCCATTGGGGATTGAGGCCCTTCAGGTATTTCTGGCCCCCGTCAATAATCAGCTTTTTGAATGTCGCTTCGTTTGATTCTGATAGCTTAGCGATCACAAGGCTGCCATTTACTGGCTCACGGCCGGTATCAAACAAAACGTAGGTACCCTCGGGAATGCTAAGCCCGACTGGTGAAGTCATGGAATCGCCTTCAACAAGCAGCCAGAACGCTTCCCCTTGGATATGTGCATTGGACTCAAGCCACAAATCAACATCTTTGATGGAATAAGGTTCTATAGCTTCTCGCCACGATCCAGCCTGAACACTACTAAGCACTGGATACTCGTTGCCGCGCTTATATGGCCCAACGTACTCAACATCACCCTTGATGTTTTCATCGATTATCATGCCGCCAGCACCCACAGAAAAATTATTCTTGCCGAGGAAGCGAAGGATTTTAGCTATGTCCTCCAGGCTGGGCTCTCTCCTTGCGTTTAGCCAATGACTAACGGCACCTTTGGTGATCCCGAGGTGTTCTGCCAGCTCTTCCTGGTTTATGCCCTTCGTTTTCATGAGGGACTTTGCTAGGTCATACCATTTCATGCTCATACCCAAATGATACAAGTTGTATATCTTTCTTCGAGTCACAATTTGTATATTTACCTTGCGAGGAAAGAATACAATATGTATATTAAAACTGTTTAGAGGAGACCCGACATGAACAATCTAAGCAAGATCAGACGTCGAGCAGGGCTTACACAGCGCCAGATAGCGACGGAGCTTAATCTGACGGCCGGCGCTATCTGCCATTACGAAAACGGGAAACGGGATCTCAGTATTGAGCAATGCCGAAAGATAGTTGCTGCGCTCAACAAATACGGAGCTTGCGTCAGCATTGACGACGTTTTCCCACCATCAAAAGCCAGTGCCGCCTAACCGGCGGCCTTTCAATCAACACCAGAGGAAGTATCACAGATGGAGAATGCAATAGCCCGAAAGTTAGAGCCGCCAATCCTCAACCCAATTGAGATTGAAGGCATTTTGTTAAACCGGCTTTTATCCATTGGCCAGAAGGTTTTTGCGGAAATGCGAGGGGTTAGCGAGTCGACAATCAGTCGCCGCAAGAGCGAGGGGTACTACGCCGAGATGGCGAAAGAGATAGCAGCATTGGGCCTGCAGGTTGTTCCGCCAGAGGCGGTAGTAGTTTCCCGTCACTACCTGCAGTCAGTAGAAACGTTGGCGGATATCGGTTTGCGTGCGGAGCGGTGCCGACCTGGCCCGTTAGGGTGGGACTGATGAAGTGCGTAAAAGGCGAAAGCCGCAGTGCGGGAACACTAACGGCTTTCTAGGCGAATTAACTGGATCAATTCACAGGAGTAATTATGCCTAAGAGCAACAGATTTTACCAGGCACAAACACACAAAAATGTTACCCGCGATCGCTTCATTCGCTCGGTTAACCCGGTGGTTGGCATGAAAATGCGCGCCATCCTGGAAGAGCTGAAACGGAAGGAGGAAGGCCGTGAGTAACGTATCCAATTTAGCCGAAGCCAGAGAGGCCAGAAGGCTCCAGAAACCGCGCGCGAATGACGGTAAGGGGTTTGCCTTGCTGCACCGTAAAATTATGGATGTGCCGTTCTACAAGGATGCTGAGGCGGCTCATCTATGGGTTCACCTGCTCCTGCGCGCTAATCACGAACAGACACTGGTATCGACTGATGTCGGCGATGTGATGTGCGAAAGAGGAGAGTTCATCACTGGGCGAAACACCCTGGCAATGGAAACGGGGTTGACCGCTGATCGCGTTAAATCACTGCTCCGTAAATTCCAGAACCTGGGCATGATCACCACCAAATCGAACAACCGTTTTACTGTTCTAAAAGTGGTCAAATATGACGAATATCAGTCAAATTTTTGTCCAGCCGGTGTCCAGCCAGTGTCCAGCCAAAACGCATTAGTACCAATGCCTGCGGAGGTGGAGTGTCCAGCCGGTGTCCAGCCAGTGTCCACAGATAACAATATATTAAATAACTTACTACCTAACGGTAGTAAGTATGTCGCAAATGACCAGAAACCGGCTGAAGAGAAAAAGTCACGTTTGTCATGCGATGAAGTATGGCAATGCCTGAAAGACGAATTACCTGAAGCCAGGGGATGGAGATGCCTTACTGATGAGCGACGCAATCTGATCCGCACCTTCTGGAGCAAGGCGAACAAAATCGCACGCAATCTGGATGGTAAGCCGATGGACATGGATGGTTTTCGCGACTACCTCCGCTACATCGCTCAGAACTGTCGCTGGATGCTGGAAGACCGACCAGACCAGAAGTCAGGGAAGACATGGCGCCGCATGAAATTCGATAAGTTTCTGACGGAAAAACTCTACATCGAAGTGCGTGAGGGGGATCGTGATGACCGCTGATTTCATGACCCCTCCGCACAGCATTGAAGCAGAGCAGAGCGTGCTGGGCGGGCTCCTGCTGGACGACGACAACAGCGAGCGTACTCAGAAGGTACTTTCGATTCTCAAGCCAGAATCGTTCTACGCGCGTCAGCACCAGGTCATTTTTGCTGAAATGCGCCAGATGTACCGCGACCATAAGCCTGTCGATCTGCTGACCCTGTTTGATGCTCTCGATAGCAAGGGGCTGACGGAAACCGTTGGTGGCTTTGCATACCTGGCTGAAATGTCGAAGAACACGCCAAGCGCGGCGAACATCGTGGCCTATGCAATGCGTGTCCGTGAGACCGCGATGGAACGCTACGGTATCGAGAAAACAACGAAGGCAATCGAGTTGCTGTACTCCCGCAACGGAATGACGGCAGAGCAGAAATTCGATGCCATTCAGGGGCTGTTCACTGAGATAACCGAGCACGTAAAAACCGGCCGGCGGACAGGGCTTCGCACTTTCTATGACGCTGTCACTGACTGGTCAGCAGAATTCGACGAAAGGCTCAAGCCGGATGGTCGTTCCCGCGGGTTGTCGACCGGGATCCGCTCTCTGGATGAGCTTCTCGGTGTGAAACGCATTGTGCGTGGCAGCCTGTTCGTTATCGGCGCTCGCCCGAAGATGGGTAAAACCACGCTCTACACCCAGATGGGGATCAACTGCGCGACGGTCGAGAACGAGCCGGCCCTCATGTTTTCTCTGGAGATGCCGGAGGGGCAGATGGTGGAGAAAATCACTGCGCAGAAAGGGCGGATCTCGCCAAACCTGTTTTACCCGGACATGACGAAGGACGACTACGGGTATCAGGGAGACTGGAATGGCGACCTGAAAAAAGCTACTGGCGTTATGGGCGCCCTGATTGATACCAACAACCTCCTGATTGACGACACTCCCGGTATTTCACTGGCGCACGTCATGGCTGAGTCACGCCGCATCAAGCGAGAACGCGGCAAGGTTGGGATGATCCTCGTTGACTACCTGACGCTGATGACTGCCGATAAGGCAGAGCGTAATGACCTGGCTTACGGGCTGATCACCAAAGGCCTCAAGACTCTGGCTAAGGAGCTGGATTGCGTCGTGGTTCTCCTGACTCAGCTTAACCGTGAGCTTGAGAAGCGAACCAATAAGCGCCCCTTGCCGAGCGACTCCCGCGACACCGGGCAGATTGAACAGGACTGCGATTACTGGCTGGCCATATACCGGGAGGGCGCCTACGACGAGAACGCAAACCAGAGCGACACAGAGCTCCTCCTGCGCCTTAACCGGCATGGTGAGACTGGTGTTGTCTATTGCGAGCAACGTCACGGGGCGATTTATGACTGCGATCAGGAGGCTGCCAGTCAGCGCCGGCGCGAGAAAGAGGAAAAACCAACCAAGCGGGGTGGATTTTGATGAAAAAGAACTCTGG